AAGAAAAAAAAAAGGTAAAAATAAAAAAAAAGGTAAAAAAAGAAGAACTATATTCCGCAAAAGAAAAACTGAAAAAAATAGACGAAAATATGAAAATAAAGCGCGGTATTATAACATAATAGCAAACAATCAAAATAGTGCATCTATTAAATATAGTCGTATGGCCAAAACAGCAGGTTGGAGAGCGAAAGATTTTGGGGAACAATACGGACGTTTATTCGTCGAAGGTTTCGAGAGTAGTCCAAATACATGTAACAATTCGGGCGTTGACGTCAATTTTCAAATCAGTCACGATAACTCCATTCATAATTGTAATTCAGAAAGTGTATTTTTGAAATATCCCAGTGCGGATTATAAACAGACTATTGATGTTATTAAACCCCGTACATTTACATTGACTGATAACCTTTTATCCGGTATAACACCCGCATTATTTGTATCTGGTGTAGGTGATTGTAATAATGCTGAAAATGTGAAAAACCAAACTTTGGAACTAAAATATTCTATCAAACACCAGAAAGAGAATATAAAGATTGAAGAAATAATGATTGACAGTGATGGGAATGGAGTCCTTAAATACTCTACTGACGATGCAGGAACTCATACTTATATTTTAGGCGATAAGAGTAATAATGTTAACGAAAGGCGTATTATAATGGATGGAAATGGAAATATCAAGATGAATGCGGATATTCTATTTACCAACCCTATACAAACAGACCCGATGTATATTATAGACGGATATACGAATAAAAACAATTTAAGTAGTTTGAAGTCTGGACAAGAAATCCGTAGTTTGAAGTATAGATTAACATTGGGTTCTGCGTGGAATAATTCTACGTTGTTTTATACTACGAAAAATAATGAGGGAAACGCCGGTGTGAGTGATATGTTCGGTCAAAAATTCAAATATACCGAACATTATCATAAAACAAAGGGTTCTACCACTCAGAACGTATTTATATTGTATAAAATAAAGGCTTACGGTCTACCGACATTACTATACGAGAACCTAATTTATGCTAACATAGAAAAGGTCTTTATAGATGAATGTGACCCGAATAAAGGTTCCAACAATTTATGTTATGTTCGCGCGATAAAGGATGCGCTGGTTGCTAATGAACCAATGAATGAAACACATAACGTCAATATGAATACAGTTCCCCTGGTCACCATGGAGACGTTTAGTAAGGATAATAGATATAAAGTCAAGTATATTAATAATACTGTTTTAAGTTCCGTTCCAGATACTATAAATGAGATACGTATTTTTTTAATTAAATCTCTTACTGATATACATATGAAGATATCAGCAGTAAAGACATCTGGGGAGCCAGAACCATTTAGGGGGTATTCTACTATTGAAGGTCTTACAATTGAGAACAATGTACCAGTCGCAACTAATGCTGATGGTGAGGGCATTCGGACAAGATTACGAATATTGGATGAATTGAAAGCACAGGACCATCGTATAAATGCAAAAACCGATAAAATGAAAACAAACGCCCATAGTATTAGAAGTAAGTTGGGTGTATTGACTGGTTATGGTGGTGGAATTCATGATGGTAGTACAATGTGGAGTAATACGAATAAATATAAAGACATAACCAAAAGTGGTACTGATGCACTGTTACAAACACACGACGAGTATGACGACAAAAATCCTATGATACCTTTTATATTTGATAGCACCGGTGTTGCAACAGACTACTATAGAGTATCCAATGATGATAAAATAGACCCAAAAGCAAAGATAGACGCCATTGATGAAGATTTAAGAGAGATGTTATACCAACAAAATACATTATACACAATTGGGTCCATCACATCTGCTACGTTTATAATTACAGCTATACTTTTAGCGAGAAATAGTTCTTAGATTATATTTATATACCAACGGTTTAATATGTGTATTATTTATATATATTATGTCAACACCAGATACACCAGATATAATTAGTTCTAAGTTATTCAATGCCTATAAATTCAGTATGGCCGCTACAGGGACTGGGGAAACAGATGTGACGAGGGACGGTATCCTCAAAGATTTACAAACTTCAGTTCGTGCAAAAGACAATGCCGTATCAGCCGTATTAACGAAACAGAAACAAGTGAATAATATATTAACATCCGAAATAAACAGATTAAACGTTAAAAAGGAACAGATCGACAACGCGCGACAAGGTCAAATGCGTGTATTAATGATGAATGAGAGTTACCGTAAAAGACAAGCCGAATATATGAAATTAATTATAGCGGTCGTCTTCGTTTTTGCTTTGGTTATAGTAATGCGTTATATGCGGGTTTTTTTCAATGTATTACCTGATATTGTATATACATTACTTCATATCCTATTATTCGCGAGTGTAATCATATATTCAATGATTACTTATGTGAATGTAAATTCTCGTGAGAAAATTAATTTCGATCGTTTGGATTTACCAGGACCCAAAACGGAAAGCACGGCAGATTTTGATGCGCGTAATGCTGCTGCGAAATTGGCAGGTGATTTACTAGGTGTTAGTAATAGTGGTTTGTGTTTTGGTGCTTCTTGTTGTAATACGAAAGCGACTGATGCGACTAAGACCAAATGGGCCGAAAATACAGGAAAATGTATACCAGACACATCATAAGAATAACAATAATCATCTATATTATGAATTTTATATCTAATTTCATAATATAGTAGAATGGATTTTGAATTAACACAACACATAAAAAAAATTAATGAGTATGCCGATTGGGACGGCATCATTGATAAAACAGACGTGAGTAGGTATTTAACTGATTTACAAGGCATAAAAAACTATAAAAATTCAACAACGCGTCGCCGTGCCGAGTTTGAATTACTCAATTTAGAGAAAGTAAATTATATAAAATCTGTGTTATTAATCGTTTATGGTCTCTTGGTTCTCTGGTTTGCTTACACACTGTTCAAAAATAAAGATATGAAACTACAACAAAAGGGTATTTTGTTGGGATTAATGCTGGTATATCCATACATAGCCCCTCCTCTACTAATATATTTATACGAAACTATGATGTATATGGTCGCACTAATGACGGGTGAAATCTATAAAAAAACGGAACTCCAATAGTCGCGTTGATTACACACCTTTTCGCCAGCGAAAAGTAACGGTTCCACGCGCATCGAAGATGCGCAAAGGTGTAAAATATTATTATTGCTATACGTATAATAATATTATAATAATGCAATCTTATTGTTAATTTATTGTTGTTAATTTATTCATCGTCATCGTCATCGTCATCGTCTTCATTATCACTCGCATTATTACGCACTTCGTCGTATCTATATTTTATACCATACCAAGAACCATCCTTACATTTACTGAATTTCTTGTTCAAATATTCGTGGACCTCTTTGATACTTGGACCATCTCGTCCGTATGTGCTACGATACCATAAATTGAATTCGCCAGTAAGTTCCGTTTTGGTAAGTCGTCCATCTGCATCTTTTCTTATCTTCTCCGCGATAAATTCTGCAACATGATCCTCGCGCTGGCGATAACTATCACTTGCCTTATCAACCAAATCACACTGTTTCACTCTACCTTGTAATTCGAACGCTTTCTCTACGAGCATCGCCATAAACACCTCACGCCATACAGGGAAACGCTCTTTTAATGTAGGGTCTTTCTTATACTGATATGGGTTCTCGTTATCCCCTTCTGACGGTTTGTCTGTGAAAAGAGACATAAAATCTGCGACTGCGATTCTACGCCAGGTACCGTGGTCCTGACTATTAACCTTCATAAAATTATTCGAACAAATCACGATCTTACACTGTGGGATGAAGGTAATTGGAGTGCTAAATAGATTACGACCCTTGATCGGTTCCACGCAACTAGTTAGTTCCTTCATGGCACCGTCATTGATGCGGTCATCTTTGGACGGTTCTTGCATCAACGCTAGGCGGAGACCTTTGAGAGCAACGATATCAGGAGACGCCTGACCTTGCTTCTGTCTTGCTTGTGTAATGAGTGAAAGTGGAACCGTTGAACAATAATCACCGAGACATTGTGAAAGAAGGTCTGTAAGAACAGATTTACCATTCTCACCACCTCCTATATACATATGAAGTTTCTGATTGAGATTCACCCCGATTAATATTGACGCAAAGTGCTCCCACATATAATTACGTAATTTTTCAAGTGGAAATAGTTTCACCATGAAATCGTTGATTTCGTTTATCACAACTGCATCGCGTTTTCTATCCAGAGGAACATAGTTTATATTGGTACTCTTTTCCAAATAATCCTCTGCGCGACCTTTGCGGAAAACCTTATCTTTGAAATCAATAACTCCGTTATTGAAACACATCAGATATGGTTTACTATCCAGTAAATCCACGAATTTCGTGTTAGCATCATAGAATAGTTCCCTTGCCTCTTTCAATATATGGTCCTTATGAGTAGTGCTGGATAGACGAGTGAGAATGTCCACTATTTTATTAGAAATACTCTCTTGTATCTTCAATTTATCGTCTGGTAGATTTCCGTGACATATTTTATCGGACATTTCGTCTGCCTTTATACGATACAAATCGCGTAAATCACCGGATATACCCTTCCTGAGAGTAGTACCACATTCGTCCTCCACCCATCTATGATTTGAAAATCTATACCATTTATCTGCCTTGATTCCAGCACAAGCGAAATCCTGCTTATACATCATATTCAATATCTTTGCGATATCGGTATCACCGCAACCATAATTCTGGTTCTTACCTGCATTAAACATATTCATATTACGTATAGATAAATCCAATTGATAATCGATACTTTTATCTCGTATCTCTTTAAACTTCTCAGGTGCATCCTGATGAACCCAATATAAGATAGACCTCTGTGTAAGACCGTGTTTATTATTATTCTCAAAATCGTTCCACATTACCCTTAAATCATCAACCTTATCCATAGTGAATTCACTCGATTGAGCGCTGAACGCCAACCAAGCAATAAACAACCCTTTATTTTTATTAGCAAGTGCCCAACCTACGCGTATCCATTTTGAATAAGAACCGGCTCCATAGTAAGATACAGGTAAAGCCATCACATATTCAATAGTTTCGCGCTCTTCGTATTCTGTCGGTTTGAGGTTCTCTTTATATTGTTCAAGTGCGTCCATAATATCAGATATACTACGAAGTTCAATTACACTTTTAGACACGGTCCGTTTCATCTTACTACGTTTCCCACCGCCGTCTTGTTTCACTTTTTCGTATTCTGTGATGAAATCTGTTTTCATAAAGAAACTCGCATTACCCGTATAACGAACAGATAGTTTATGGAAGTTATTCGCCCAATCAAATTTCTTATGATTCTCTTTGGTCTCTATAAATTCACCATCATCTGGGTCGTATTCGAATTTATAAACATGCGTTAATCCATATACACCGTGGTCTGGTTTACACGAACCGAATAATTGCCAATTCACGTGTCCCTCGCTAATTCCTTTATCGAATACATCTTCTATCGTGTTTGTAAGAGGTAAACTCTTCAGTATATCAGGTGCTACCTTGATAATATTATCCCTAAGAATGCTCTGCTGAACACGGTCGGCTTGAATTCCAAATAGTATATGAACACCGTCTTTCGTTATTTGTTTATCTTGAATGCAGTTCACATCAGGTTTCTCTTGAATGTAAACCATAATCTCTTGTTGCGAGTTGAATTGAAACATCTTGGATAATTCATCTAAATATGCGAGAACCAATGTATGGATAATTTCTATGTTGTGTTGTCTTGTTTTAATACTATAATCGTATCTGAAATCTAAATCAATTACAATAGGACCACCTGTATCGCGCTGTTTCTCGGTTAAATGTTCATTGTACCCAGGTTTTACAATATCATTATAATACATTTTGAGAAAGTCTTCGTATTCTTCATCTGGAATATGAAATTTACCACCGCTGATACGTGTATTCGTGATTTCCCTTGTATCTTCCTTTGACATAGAATGAGCACCTATGAAATCCTGATAATTATTGTAAACATTCCGTGTATTGGTTTTCTTTCGGAATGACTTATTATTGGATTCGGTTTTAAAACCATTCATTATGGGATAGTATAATATATCGTTTATTATATTTTTTCAGATATTTCAATTTTATAATATACCGATTAATAATAATATTATAATGATACATGCATACAAATCAAACGTGTGTTTATAATCATTCGTAAGAATAAAATGAGTTTATATGTACATCGACTAATCTCTCAACAATGTAATTTTTTATGGTTCTAGATAATCAATATTCGCGCTTGTATTTCATATTTTTTACACCGTTTAGTAATATACTCTTTTGTAAAATTGAAATATAGAAAATATATATAATTATATTAAAACAAGTACGATGAAATTCTGTAACAAATGCGATAATATGTATTATATATCTATTAGTGGCGATGACGAAAATACACTCACATATAATTGTAGAAACTGTGGAGATATCGATACAACAGTATCCAATGAAGGCATGTGTGTATTGGATACACATTTCAATGGTTCTTCTATGCAAAATATTAAAACTGTAAATGAATTTACTAAAATGGACCCTACCCTACCGCGAATATCGAATATGCAGTGTCCGAATATTAAATGCAAATCGAATAAAGACAGCGAAAAGAAAGAATCGGATGTAATTTATATGAGATATGATAATTCAAACCTTAAATTCACTTATATTTGTCAGCATTGTGACAATAGTTGGAATTCATAAAATTGATTATTATTTATTTCTAAAAAAATTTAGAAATAATACTCTGTTATAATATACAAATGAGCAAAAATGAAGAAGACGATGAACCAATTATAGAGGAAGATGAAGAAGACGATGATTCAGATGATGATGAATCTGTTATTGATGATAGTGGTGACGAGGAGATCGGAGATAATACTGTATTAGATACAGAAGAAGAAGATGAAGATGAAGATGAAGATGATGAAGATGAAGATGAAAAAACTGATGATTCAGATGACGACATAGACGGAACTACAAATAAAAATACAAATAAAAATACAAATAAAAATGATGAGGATGAGGAGGATGATGATGATGATGATGACGATGACGATGACAATTACTTACAAAAGATAAATGCCGAAATGTCAAGTGATATTATAGCAAATAATCATCACGAAATGAAAACTCATAATGCAGAGGAGGTTGCAGTAATGTGTAAGGTTATTCGGAATGCCAATGGCACAATAATTGACCCTTTGCATACAACATTACCGTTCTTAACGCGTTATGAGATAGCAAACATACTTGGTAATCGTGCGACCCAAATAGAATCGGGTGCGACACCCTTTGTTGAAGTAAAAGATAATATTATAGATTCTTATCTAATCGCACTGAGTGAATTTAAACAGAAAAAAATACCGTATATCATTCGTCGCCCATTACCCAATGGTGGTTCCGAATACTGGAAATTTTCCGATTTAGAACAATTGGATTGAACCGAGTAATATATATATAATAAATATTTTTTATTACATATAAGATTGTTACGACTTCTTAAAATTCTTTCCGCAGTCGAGACACGTTACGAAAATAGTCATTGGTTCATCTGCGGAACGTGTTTGTAATTCATAATACGTGCATTTTTTGGATTTACACGTAGAACGAGGACACGTGAATAGGTCGGTAGAAGCTTCTAGTCTCATATTAAATTTATTATCATCCTTTATAGTTTTTTTCTTAATTGCATCTTCCCATCGTTTTGGGTTTATTTCTTGGTGAGACATGAATACATATTCACAGGGAGTTAATTTACCAGTTTGAAGCATTTCTAGTATATCATTACATTGTAAATTCGCAATTACTGTCCTCAATCGGTCAATATAAATTGTTACAAATGATGATTTATCCCACTTACATATTATCTTTTTATTACGACATTCTTTAATAGCATAATTGAATATAGACTTTTCTGTATTACGAACCAGAATATCATTTGTTGATTCTAGTTTGTCTTTTAATTTATTTCTGATATTTTCACGAAATGTTATTGGGTCTGTTATTGTTATCGTCATAATTATATGTATTATTATATTGATAATATCTTTATATTTATATTCAATTTTACTCGTAATCCTCTTCTTCTAATTCATCTGTACATACGAAAAAATCACTATCGCTTCCGTCACTGTCATTTTCCATGTCTTCCTTACTTATTTTTCGCACACTGGTCCGGTCTCTTTTCCCTTTCATAATTTCAACTGCGCTCTCTTTATAACTTTCATCACTACCGTCGATCTCACCATCATCTGTTATGAAGCTATCCTTCATATATCCACTTTTTGTTAATGTGACCCCAGTTAAATCTTCATCTTCTTCTTCACTGTCTTCATCTCCAATGTCTTCGAAACCGCCAAATAATTCTTCGTAAATGTCATTCCACATATTTATTGTTAAATCTGTTCCGTCTTCATTTACTAATAAACACCGTCCGAAGTATAATATTTCATCAACCGGAGGTGGTAATTCATACTTGTTTTCTTGACCTGCTCGTCCAGTTGTTTTGGCAAATAGAGAGATATTATAGGTTTTATCTAGGATATCAACCTCCCATGAAGCTTCATTATCGAAGTCCGTAGCATCTTTGAATTTCGCAATTTTATAAAATTCGTCAGGGTTTAAATCACCTTTGATAGTATGCTCTTTTAATGTTCCATTTTTCTCTACAATCAATACGATCGGCATAATTAATTTGAAACATATTTTTATGTTTAAATCTTTTTTATTATATATAAAATGCCCATCGAGAGTTTATTTATCTTCATATTGATAATATCCGGTAATTTCTTGGCTGGATTATTTCCTTGTAGATTCCAAAGAGATTTAACGGACATAATTGCATTGAAACACTGTTTTGGATTTTTAACACTTTTGTTTTTTGTTGTTATACAAACTCCGTTTGAAACATTTAATTTAATTGATGCATTTAAATATTCGGGTGTTCTATATATATTATTTTTGCTACTCATAAACTCTCATCACACAACATTTATAGCATCAATGGCGCTATTGACTGTGTCTTATTTACTAACATTGAAAATTAAAGAGAATAACGGCGCTAAAAAAGATACAGAAGACCAAATAAAATTACAAATTACAAACGATACTCTATTACAGATACAGTCGTATTTACATGTTTTCATTATTATTATTATTATTCTGGGGTTTTTATCATATTTAGGAAGTAAGAAGTCTGAATACAATAGGAAATTTAGTTATTTTACATTCATCTTAGGTAAAGGCTCATGTGCGAACGATGGAAGTAAATTGACGTACTTACAAGGACTAAAGAACGCATTTTCATAGAATCGTTTATTTGAATATAGAATTTTTTCCGTAGTATATACAATGACATCTTTTATTTATACAATAATTATTTCTTTGATTATAATTATTATTGCGCATAGATGTTTTTATCATTTGAAACACTATCTCACAAATGAAGAAATCGATAATATTGGTATTTTTCAGTCCAAAAAATACGATGAATTAATAGATGAATTAAATAGTATTAAAAATAAACACATTGATATAGATGATACTATTATAACTGATGATGATATGGAGAGTGAACTGTATGAATTCATGAACAATGTGAAATGAAAAATTGAATTAAAAATAACATAAAAACTATAGCAGTATATTGTCTAGATGACTGAAGAAAACATAACTGGATATAACCTATCTCAACTTATTGCTAGGTTTCCAAATTTCGAACCTTCTTATGAAACATTATCACATAAGAAAGTTCCTGAAAAGTATGATTTCGCAATGGCTATTCCAACTGGTAAAAAATCATATTTATGGTATACATTCTATAAGGGTGGTGATGGTGTCTTCTTAATAGATATGAATAAAGACGGTCGTGTGTTAAAATGTATAAAGATAAATCATATATACACGAGTAGCGTTCCATATGGAACATTATTATATGGAGTATATTTACAAGAAATTAATGCCTTCCTTGTTGAGGATATATACTATTATAAAGGAATGAATTTGAAAGGACTTGTATCTGGTGAGAAATTTATTTATCTGAAACAACTTATCTCAAGTGAGATAACAAATACAAGGCAAAATATGACTATATCGGTTCCTGTGTGTTGGACATCTATGAATTGTGATGACGATATGGTTCCAGAAGATATTAAATTAACAATCCCGTACAATATACATCATATACAGTATCGTGTATTAAATGACGTGATGCCGTTCATCAATGTCACTGTGAATAAAAGACCTATAATAGAGAAGAAAAAAAGTATAGCATACCCCGTAAAATCAAACAGTGTTCTACGAATTGATTATAATAGAATACAAAATGGTATGCGTGCTATATTTGCTGTGAAGGCAGATTTACAATGTGATATATATAGATTATATGCAACTGATAATGATGGTAACCGAATATATTATAATACGGCGTGTATACCGAACTATAATACCAGTGTTTATATGAATTCTAACTTCCGAACGGTAAAAGAGAATAAAAATATTGATTTTATAGAGGAAAGTGAAGACGAGGAAGATTTCCAAAACACAGATATAGATAAAAATGTAGACCTTGATAAAGAAATGCTATTTGAATGTGAGTATAAACATAAATTTAAAAGGTGGATTCCCCGGAAAATTATAAAAGACAGGCGTTCGGCGATTATTCATATATCAAAATTGGTTCTGGATAGATAATATAGTTACTGGTCTGTGGTAACACGGTATAGTATTGAGAATAGTATATCTGTTAGTATCAATAGTGATGAATTCACCGGGTTACCGTTAATTAAATATATAGCAGATAACGTGTATAATGAACCGTGTATATATCTTGTATCATGCCAAAATACAGGTGCTATTTGTGTTTCGTTGTTTGAACCGTAATAACCTTTATAGATAAACCCTAAACCCATAGTCATTAATATTATTGATAATATATGCTTATGAATGCTTCCAAACCGGTATACTATATATGCTAAACATAGGCGCGTTATTATACATATAGACCAAATAGGATGGATCTTCATAATTATATACTATTTATTTATTTTTTATATTTTCAAGTGAACTTTTTATACATATATATATAATATGAAAAACAAAACGCGTAAAAACGCCAGTAATAAACTGCGTAAAACCGCCAGTAATAAACTGCGTAAAACCGCCAGTAATAAACTGCGTAGTAGAAATTCCAAACCAAGGTTTAGGAAAACAGTAAAACGTGGCGGTGGAAATTGTACTAGTACTAGAACTAGTAGTTTGGATAAAAATGGTGAATGCGTTGATGATATAGAATTACAATTTTCTGACTATCTAGAAAGTCTGAAACAGCGTGACCGGGAGGTGGACGATAGTATCGTATTTTGGAATAAGAGCATAGAGCAGTGGGAGAGAGTGGAAGAAAGAAAAAAAAAAGACAAGATTAGAAGCACTATAAAAAATCATAAAGAACACAGAGAGGGGTTGAAGAAGGAAAGTATTGCTTTGAAAGGTTTAATCGAAATCTTGGATGGAAAATAAGCGAAAGTAGTAGAAAAAAAATAGATTTTTTCTATTGAATATATATATATATATATGCCCGCTCTTGAAATGAATCAAACAAATTCTGTGTTACCAGCAGAACAAGGACACGGTGTAAATCATAGTCCTTGGGGATATCACGCTACTACCGTAGGTGGTAAACGAAAAAAAAATACTAGGCAAAAACGAGGTGGAAAATCTTGTAAGAATAAACGTCGTTCTAGATATACTCGCCAAAAACAGAATAGACGCACGCGTAAACAAAGAAAATAAAAAATAATCTATTTAGATAATACATATTATATTATCTAAATGACTAGTCAAAAAATAGCTATGTTGATTCCGTGCACTTCAAAGGGGCGGGATAACTGGAAAACTATGAAAGATACATATATTGTTAATTATTCGGTGAAACATTTTTTACTGACACAAGACAAAGAACAAGAGTATGTTTTTTATATTGGTTATGATAGTGATGACCGAATTTTCGCGGATGTAACACAGCAAGATATTTTAAAACGATATTCATTGGTATTCAAAAATATATCTTTTGTATTTATAAAATTTGAGAATATTAATAAGGGACACGTAACTAAGATGTGGAATGTTCTTTTCAAAAGTGCATACGATGAAGATTGTGATTATTTCTACCAGTGTGGTGACGACATTGTGTTTCATACGAAAGGTTGGGTGAATGACTGTATAAATAAATTAAAGAGTAATGATGATATTGGACTCGTAGGTCCTATTAATAATAATAATTTAATTCTTACACAAGCATTCGTTTCACGAGAACATATGAATATTTTCGGATGGTTTTTCCCAGAGGAAATTATTAATTGGGGATGCGATGATTGGTACAATCATGTCTATTCTCCGGATATGTTTTTCCCATTAAAACAACATTACTGCTCCAATGAAGGCGGAGCTCCAAGATATACTATTAATAACGACCCAAATTATACGTTGAACATGAGCTATAATACTACAATACTTAGAGAACACGCGAAAAAACTGGCTTTTAAACATAAAACTTTAATACAAAACCATCTAAAAAATAAGACATACGTAATTGTAGATTGAATATGACAGCACCTTCTAGTTTTTCGACGATGTGCACTTCTAATTGTGCCTTTGAACTTATTGGACTATTGCTTTCTTTATCTATATTTCACCCTAATGCGCAAGTATATATATTGACAGATACAAAAACAAAACAAATTATTTCCGAGATTTCACCGCCACCGAAATTGAATATAAATTATTTCATTGAATTAGATAAATACGATGGTATGAATAGACAAATTATGGAGAACAAAGGCATTTGGAGTGATTTCCAAATGTCCAAGGCAAATATAATTAAATATGCTCTGGGCGTTCATCAGGATACGCTATTATTAGATAGTGATATTATTATTACTGACGTTATTGATGATATTGACAATTCCAAAGATATTGGAGTATCGCCCCATTATATGATAAAAGACATTACTGATAAATATGGGTATTTTAATGGTGGTATGTTATGGACTAAAAATATTAATGTTCCTGATAAATGGATCGAATATACAAAAACTTCGCGCTATTTTGACCAAGCGTCTATTGAAAACTTATCTAATGAATTTTCATATTTCGAATTTGGTGAAAATTATAATGTACAAGGTTGGCGGATGCAATTGTCGAATGAAGGGGAGATAAATTTTATATCAAATATAACCCATATACCTAATGATAAAGTTTATTATAAGAACAAACCATTGAAATTTATACACACACATTTTTTAGATAGTAGATTTGATAAATTTAATAATTTGTTTATTGGACACTTCAAAAAAGCAAATATGTATAAGATTTTATTAATTATTTATAGAGTTATTCATAATAAATGGTTGTTAAAATTACCAAAACAACCTATTTCGGGTTTGGGTTTCCACGCGAATGATAGTTTCCGTGAATTAATGGTATTAATGAAAGCGAGAACCAATGATGTTGATATAAAATTAACTTCAAATTCTGTTCATTGTTGGATTGAACCGAATGTTCTTATGTATGATAGACCTACTTTGGAATGGTGTAATAATGAGTTATTACAAGCATCATTAATACTCATTGGTAATGGGGATACAGCGATAGAGGGTAAAGTAATCAGCAGTAAATGTTCTGATTTGATTATAAAACCTTGGATTTTTTGGCCTCGTAAACCCATGATTCTAGAGCATATTTTAAAAACAGAGTCTATATTACCGTTTAGAAAGCGCACGGTTGATAGTATATTCATTGGAAATATTGAAAATTCTGTTCAAAATAAATATAGAAGTAATAATAAATGGTCTGATGTAATTACCGAATACCATTGCACTCAAGGAAAAACCCACTTGTTTACACATAAAGAATATCTTATGAAAATAAGACAATCCAAGTATGGTTTATGCTTGCGTGGTTACGGTTCTAAATGCCACCGTGAGGTTGAACTAATGGCGTTTGGTGTTATTCCTTTGGTCACTGAGGGCGTTACTACGACTTCTTATATGGAACCATTGATTGAAAATACACATTATTTATTGGTTTCTTCACCTGATGATTTAACGCTGAAACTTCAAAATATGACTGAATTTAAATGGAATATTATGTCTCAAAACTGTTGTGAATGGTACCAGAGAAACGTTCATAGTAACAATTGTTGGAATAATATGATTTCTAATATATTATACGATTGAAATTTCCGCTGGTTTATAACTTCATCGGTCTAAGTTCGCACAAAAATACGAAAATAAAATAATTATGATATTGCATTATATATTTTCTCATGTAGAGCAATGTATATTAGTATACAAACATATATTTGGTATATGTTTGTACCGAAGAAATAAACTGAATTTCTAAAAAAAACACGATTTGGATTCTCTTTTGATTTTCTGAAAATTGGACATTTATAAATGTCCATTTTTTACTTTTTATGAAATTACTTTTTCAACGACTTTTTTAAAAAATGGGTTCTTAGCATAATGCAGTGAAACGTGTTTTTAACAGAAATATTTGTTAGCATAATTTTTTTATGAAAACTGTTGCGTATAATTTCGGCATTTTTTTTGTTATCATTATTTAGGATAATAATGATAATGAATAAATGCCGAAAAATGCCGAAGAAATATATTTGTAATAATTGTTCCTTCGAATGCAACAAAGAGAGTAATTATAATAACCATTTATTGACTGCAAAACACAAAATGATAACAAATGATAACAACAAAATGCCGAAAAATGCCGAAAAAATTACTTGTGAATGTGGAAAATCTTATAAATACGCATCTGGGTTATCGAGACATCAAAAAATATGCGACGTAATAAAAGGTGGAGAAGAACAAATTATTGAAAAAGATACTATTGATTATAAATACATGTTTTTGAAATCAATGCAACAAAATAATGAATTAATGAATATTATAACATCACAGGCGGAAAAAAGCGAAGAAATGATGGGTATAATGAAAGATATCATCCCAAAAATAGGTAACAATAACAACAATACAACGAATAACAATCAGTTCAATTTACAAGTCTTTTTAAACGAAGATTGCAAAGACGCATTGAATTTTTCAGAGTTCCTCGCACAAATACAAGTTTCCTTTGAAGATTTGGAGAACCAGGCAGAAAACGGGTATATTAAAGGGATTTCCAAGCTGTTTATTGAGAGTTTACGAGAATTGGGACAAGATAAACGTCCCATTCATTGTAGTGATAAAAAACGAAAGACCCTATATATTAAAGAAAACGATGAATGGGATAAGGAAGGTTCTCTGGAATTACTTAAAAAGGGAATCAATGAAGTAACAAAGAGAACCGTACAAACTCTCATGAAAGAAAAGGTGGTCAAAGCAGAAGAATACAAGGACGGAGATTCCGAATTTTCTATGAAATGCCTCGATATACAAAGAAATTTATTCCCGAGCGCTCCGCGCGAGACTACAATCGGTAAGGTAATAGAAAACATAACCCAGAATTCAGGAATAATACAACAAGATAACAAAGACGTGTAATAATACAACCAATAATAATACAAATCATTTACACCCTTGAAGATTTAAAACCGCACCCTTAAAGATTTTTTTATATTTTTCTCAAAATAATATAGATGACTAAACATAAGACAGAAGATTATAAAATATCTGCGGTTAAATATTACTTAAATAATGATAAAGGAGATGGGTATAAGAAAACTTGTAAAATTTTTGATTGTAAAAAATCTACTTTACGAGATTGGATTAAAAGATACAATACTTCTAAAAATCTTACAAGAAGAAACCGAAAACCAATTTCTTACAAGATTACTAAACCACAAGTAAAAACTGCATTGGAATTGTTGAAGAAAAACGAACAACTTACTATGAATGAATTAGCGTTTGATATGAAACAAAAATATCCTACTTTTGATATTACGCCTCAACATTTAGGACATGTTATTAGAGATAATAACCAAACAAGGAAAAGAACAAGACACGAACATTTCCCAAAAGAAAGATACAAGAAACCAATTGATAAACAAACTGAAATGAATTCCTTTTACCAAAAAATAAAAAATTATCCATTAAATAAAATTATTTGTTTAGATGAAACGAGTGTAGGTTCTGCTTTACATCCTACTTATAGTCGTTGTTATTTGGGAAGAAGATGTAGAATAAAAACCAGTAATCAATTTGTATTTCGTAAATTTACATTATTAGTAGCAATAAGTAATTCAAAAATATTAGGAAAAGAAATGTATGAAAAAGGTGGAATGACTGCTGAACGATTTTTAGAATTTTTACAAAAACATATTTTTCCAAATTATAAAGGATATTTGATTGTGTTAGATAATGCGAAAAGTCATAATAACGAATTGATTCAAAATGCGATTACCAAAAATGGTAATGAATATTTATTT